TCGATTCCTTAAATAGCGGCATACGTGGGTCATTTTGACGCATAAGATTGTTGTCCACCGCCTTGATTTGCTGTTCCGATTGCGCAAGGTAATGTTGGTTACGTTGCTCGGCCAGCTCCTCTGGCGTCTTGCACAACATCACGTCGCCGACTTGGACGCAATCTTTCCAACGTCCGTCGCCATTGACTAGCAGTGCATATTGCGGTTGCTCTTCGACCTTGACTGGCTCCCAACCTTCTCTGATTTTGGTAGAGATGTTGCGGGCGTCAGCCTGACCTTGTAGCGTCACGCGAATCCAACGGTATTTGTAACCCGGTTGCTTATCTGGTTCTGGCAGAAGCTCCGGCGGCCTCCACTGCTGGGGACGCTGCGTTTGGTTACGGCTTTCTGTACTACGTGGCATACGGTTCTCGGCCATTTATCTACCCTCCAGTTTCATCATTTCCTGTACGTATTTCTCCAACGGCACACCCAGTTTTTTGGCTGTGTTTACTGCCGACTGCGGCACCTTGATCTTTTTGGATCCGGTACTTCGCGTTGCAGGAGCAACGACAGGGGCGGGTTTCTCGCGCTGGGGTTTTGTGTCCTGCGCAGGGGCTTCGTCCCGATCTGCAAATTGCTCTGGGAATCGACGGCGCATGGTCTCGTCGACCTTCTTCCAGTATTCATCCGTGGACGGATAAGACGCCCCGTACTGACTGACCAACTTCTGATGCAAGCCCAGAGCTAAGCTGGTCATCTCCTCGTCCTTACCGAACCATTGGTTGCGCTCTTGCCACGCAACTGCCCTCTGGTCAGGACGAGGTACTGGATTTGTTGCGGGTTGTACATCAGTTTCGATTTCATGTCTAGACGGAACAAACTCGGCAACGCGCTGCAACTTCATCTGCGCCCTGTTGAGTTTCTCCTGTGCATCAATCAGCAAATCAGAGTCACCCAAGTCGTAGGCCTCTTTGTAAGCCCTCTTGGCTGAATCCAACTCCAACTCCGCTGCCGTCTTTGCCGTCTCGACAAACACTTGCTCGCCCTGTGTCAGGCGGCCTTTCAGAGAATTGTTCTCTTCTAGCAACCGCTTGGCGTAGGCCAAGGCTTCCTGCTGTTCACGCAGAGCGGCCTCTTTCTCCCGGCGCTCGTCGTGCCACACCTTCTTCATCTGCTTCAGGCGTAGCTTGACGTTGTCGGAATACTCTTCCAGCTCGTCGCCATCTAGCTCTTCAACGATCTCCTTCGGCATCGGCTCGCGGCCTCTGTCCTCCGGCGGAGTATCGTCCTCTATCTCAAATTCAAAGTCGTCGGCGGACGCCTTAACGTCTTCCTGCTCGTCAGGGAATTTGAACTCCTCACGATCTTGTTCTGCCATTTGTTTCTCCTTTGTTAGGCGCGACTAATGCCGCGAGGATCCTGCACGACCGCTTCGACCACGTCGTCGTTGATGAGCCTGAACTCTTGACCGTGAATCTTCAGCCGCGTGCCAGTGTTAGGACGGGCGAGAATAAAATCCCCTTCCTTGCACCATGGACCGTTTGGAAACCGCTTCTCATCTTTGTAGCAATCCGGACCCATCTTCAGGACAAAAAAGACAGTAGCCAGTACCTTTTCCTCGTACATAGTTTGGTCTGCTTTGACGAGACCGCTGTCGAATTTCTCCTCGGCAGGCGGAAGCGCTACTAGGATGTGATACCCAGTCGGCTCCGGCAGTTGCTTTGCTTTCTCCTCGGCTGTTTCTGGCAGCGTTGAAGTCTCGCCATCTTGACTGGCGATTAATAGTTCACTCATCAGAAAACTCCATTTTTTTTGCAAGGTCCAAGATAAAACCCTCCGCTAGCGATAGACCTCGGATCTCGCCGCAAAGTTTTTGATAGTCCGCAAAGTCTTTGGCCGCGTTGTTAGCCACCGCCTCGACTATCTGTTCGCGCTTGTCACGCACCTGTTTGAGGATGATTTCAAACGCCTTTTCCATTGATTACCCTTTCGGTTTTGTCGGTCTGGGTTCTGGCCTAGACAACTCGGCGCGTTCCTTGGCGATTCTGGAACCAAGCTCCACACCCTTGAACTCCATCTCCGCTTCCAATCTGGCCTTCTCTGCCGCTGTTTTGACACCGGCTTGAACGCCTGCAATACGCTCTTGCGCCTCGATTCGAGCACGCTCGACTTCGATCTGGTCTGCTTTTGCCGCAGCGTCGACCGCAATCTTCTGCTTCTTGATCTCGATTTCCTGCGCTTTGAGCGCCAACTCCTGCTGCTGCATCTGCACCAGCGGATCCTGCGCTGCCTGCATAGCCTGCTGCTGCGCCATCTCTGCCTGATCCTTCTGCAACAGTTTGGCCGCAGCGGCTGCCATCATGCGGCTGACCTCGACTTCCACCTCTTCCGGCAACTGCTTGTCCATCTCCGGCAGCGGTACGCCCAACTGCTTTTCGATTTCTATGCGGTACTGGAATGCCACATGCTCGTTGATGTGCGCCATCGCTGCTGCCATGATCATCTGCGCTTTCGGGTTTTGGCCGACGAGTTGCGCAACCTTCGGATCCTGCATGGCTGCTTGATGCACTGCTATGTGAGCTTCGTGATCCTGGTAGATAAACGCCTTCACGGGCTTGCCGTTTAGGACGTTCATGTTTTCTGTAACTGGATCTGTCGGCTTGAGGTCGTGTGCGCTCGGCACTAGCTTGCCGATGTTCTTAATACCCAACACCTCCAGCATCTGACGGTTCAACTCCACCATGTCATAAATCTGTGGGTTGGCCTGCGCCATCTGCATCACAGCCTGGTACTGCACCACCTTCTGCGCCATCGTGGCCGAGTTGGGATCCGATACCGGGATCACATCCACATCGTCGTAGTCCGACTTCTTGGCGCGGGGCGTACCCTCTATCGGTTGGTAGTCGTACTCGTCCGGCGTGTAGTCACGGATGATGTCCTTCAGGAGCTTCAACTCCTGCTTCATCGCGTAGTGAATACGAGCCTGCACCGCCGACATGACTTTCAGCGTGCGCTCAAGGATAGCCAGCGTGGTGCCGACCGGCGAGTTGGCCGACATGTCTGCGATCTTGAGGTCAGCCGCCGCAGCAAATCGGCGTCCTTCCTCAACGATCTGGTTCATCAAGCCTAGTAGAACTTGGCTTGGCTCTTTGTACGGAAGCGGGAGAATATTGTCGCGGATCGTTCCGGCGGCAACGTCCACATCTCGGAATTCGCCGGGAGCAATTGGAGTGTCATCTCCCTTGACGCGCATTCCTTTGGTTTTAAGACCACCCGGAAGGTTCGATAAAGTACCAGCATCGACAAGCTGACGAATAATAGAAGTACCAGACTTAGCGAAAGCACCGATAAGATGAATAAGGCCGAAGGCATAGAAGCCAAAGCCGGGAATGTATGGGTAGTGAACAAAGTGATTCCTCTTCTGATACGTATCGTCGTCAGGCCGCCAGTTGCGTCTGATAGCCAAAATCTCTTGTGAAGTTTTTTCGATAGTTACAATGTATGGCAGGCCGATCTCTGTCTTCTCGCCGTCGTCGTCCGTATCCTCGAACCCCGGCAGATCCAGATACACCTGCATCTCCAGCAACTTGTAGCGGTCATCCGTCGTTGCGCGGAAGCCCATCTTCTCGGCGATCTCGCGCTCAATATCGTCCAGCGAGTTCTCTGGTTCTGGCAGGTCAATGTCCCGATAGAAGCCAGCAACCATCAGCCGACGCAGTTCGTTCTTCGTCTTCCTCATGACATGCGTCACGCGGGGTGCTGATTCCAGATTACTTGCCCCGTACGGCACCACCACATCTTCTGCCGGTACAAAGATCGACACCTGCCGCCCCAGCGACGGGTCGAAGTACACCTTCTTAAACGCATTACCCGCCAGACCCAAGCCCCACAACATGCGCTCGTGTTCAGGCCGGTACTCGGTCATTACTTCCGTGAGCTGGTAGTTCATATCCTCGCGGACACGCTCTGCCGAATCTCTTTTCTCCGGCGTTTCCTTGCCGATGATCTTGGTCTTAACGGGACCCGAAGCCGGGAACGTCTCCATGATCGTCTCGGCTTGAAACTTAACAAGCGCTTCAGATAGAAGGGGATGATAGACACCGCAGGCTCCTTCCCATGGCTCTGATCTTTCCTCGATCTTCATGCCGAGCAGCTCAAGGCCGTCGACATACGTCTTCATCCAGTCCTTGCGGGCGTCGATATCGTCCTGAAAGTCACCGAGCAGGTCGCCAGCCAAGGATTGCAGCTCTTTCTCGTCCATCTCCTCGGCCAGGTTGGAGGCAAACTCGTCTTCGTCCTCGACGACCTCCATATCTATCTGTAAATCGCCGATCCCGATGGACACCGCCTCCGGATCCTCGATCTCAATCTCAATCGGCTCCGCCTCCATCACGTCCTCACCGATTCCGGCAGGTAGTTGGTACAGCGCCTTGTCAATATTTGTCGCCATGATCAATCCTTAAATTTGCTAGGGCAGTTGCCTCTCGTAACCCCATTGATATCAATCCAATCATTTCCTACGCAAGTCGGTGGCGTGTCATTTAGCCATCTCTGAATGGATAAAAAAGAACCGCCCAAGTCGCCCGTCACGCCTTCGTGCCAGTAGCTTGGATAAATACGTACCGGCGTGGGCGCAGCAGTGATTTCCTTGTGGCTGTACACAACACCGTTGATAACAAAATCCAAATCCCCCGACAAGTACAACTCGTAGCTGTCTACATTCGGGTGAATATGCGATGGAGCCGACGAGTTTGGCTGCGCCGTGAACATCTGCACCTGATACGGACCGCTGCGGTACAGGCAAACACCCGTCATATTGTCGTATACCGTGATGGCAGCAGGCGGCGGACTCAACGGCCTGTTAGTTAAGTACCACTGGGCAAATGCCGACAGCTCGTCAAACTCAATCATCCGGTCCTCAGTAGTAATTCCGTCTGCGTCGCAGGTCTAACGGCTCATCTTCCTCGTCGGAACCCAGCCGCAGGAAGCCGCCCTGCCTAAATCGCATCAACGCCTGCACACCCGAGTCAACCAAGTCATCGTGCTCGGCGTTCGGGAACCTGGCAAACTCTTCAATCACCTCTTCTGCCCAGCGTTTATCAGGTGCCCACACTTTACCGGAAGAAAATAGGTCTGTAACGCTGTTCAGACGCACGAACTTGTCGTTGCCACGGGTCGGCGTGAAGTCCTGAACCATCACGCCCATGCGCCGCAGCTCAAATATCAGCGGAGCCCCCGCCGCTTTCGCTTCAATAATGCAAGCATCGGGCTCCCAGTCGTCGTACATCTCCTTTGCCTTCTGTTTCAGGTCAGGAAACTCCACCTTCCCCTTCCACGCATCCAGCAAAATGATGTTCACATCGTTCTCATCCTCGTCTTTGTGGAAAACACCCCATGTCGTACACGCGGAATAGTCGCTCCGCTGGTTTTTTGTGTACGCCGTGTCCCAACTTTGGATGATAAATTCGCACGCAGGCGCTCTGTCCCCCTCCCACAACTGCCACCAGTCCCGTTTTACCAGCGCACCCTCTTCACCCGTGGGCTTTTGCTGGTACTGGGCGTTCCATTTATAGGCGGGAAGCTCCTCTTTCAGCGCTAACAGCTCATCCACCGGCCAAAACTCCGGCCACAGGCTGTTCCCCGACGGCAAAATCGCAGGAAATTCGATCACTTCCCACTCTGTCGCGTCTGATTTCAACACCCGGCCAGTCAGATCCTTGTCCGACCAGCGTGTCATCACCACCACAATCGCCCCACCCGGCTGTAAACGCTGCCGTGGACCCGACGTATACCATTCATACACACTATCAAACACCGTCGGATCACCCTGCGCCAACCTCGCTTCCTGTTCTGAGTGCGGGTCATCAATAATCAGCAGATCCGCGCCCTTACCCGTCACCGTACCGCCGACACCAATCGCGAAATAATCGCCACCGTGACTCGTCGCCCAGCGGCCAGCCGCTTTCGAATCCGCCCGCAAACCCACGTTCGGGAACACTTTCGAGTACTGGTCACTGTCCACCAGGTTCCTGACCTTCCGGCCAAACCCCACCGCCAGTTCAGCCGTGTTCGACGTCTGGATTACCTTCTTATCCGGGTGCCGCCCCAGATACCACGCAGGTAACAGGTAACTTGCAAACTCACTTTTGGTGTGTCGCGGCGGCATGTTGATTATCAGCCGCTTCAACTTCCCTTCCGCAATCTCCTCGAACTTCTTTGCCATGATGGCATGGTGCCGTCCATGGATAAACCCCGGCCACATCTCTTTCACGAACGACATGAACTTACCCTGCGCCCGCTCCCGCACGACCGCATCCCGGTACTGACTCACCTGCTCCAGTAACTTGTCCTGCTCTACCGGCGGTAACTTCCCTATCAGCTCACTTAAGTCCACGGACTGTTCGCCCTCTCTCGCATCGCCACTATAGAAAGACTCTCCTGCCGCACAGGCTTGTCCAGTCTCTTCTGTATCTTCGCGATCGTCGGATATATCGACACCGGCCTGTAATACCGCCGCCCCGACTTCTGCTCCCGGTACACCTGGTACAACAACCGGAACGCTTCCAACATCAACTCTTCGTCGTAGCTCATTCCAGATTCCTAAACTGGATATACACCGGCCGCACACTCCGCTGCCCGCGCGTCACCTTCTTCACAACCCCCAACTTCACCAACCGCTTAATAATCTCGTGCGTATTCCCCAACCCACCCTTACCCCTGATCTCACATATATCCCGAATCGACGGCCCAAACCCATACTGCTTCCACCACTCGTCCACAATCAAAAACACTTCCTTCTGCGCCTGCGTCATCCCTACCTCCATACACTCCTCAAACGTCATCTCCCGACGCCTCGCTACCATCTCCCTATTTATTTCCACCGCTCTTGGCAACGTTGCCATGAAGGACTTGTTCATTTGGTAACTTCGTCGTTTTCGCCAAAAATATCCCCCCCAGGGGTCTGCGTTTCTGAAGGTGACGGGGGGTCTTCCGATAAATGGGGGGATGGTTCGTGGGGAATAGTATGTATATGCGCGTCGGAGTCCCATTCTGCATCTTGGGGGGTGGCCCCAGGGTGGGGTTCGGGGCCGGACAATTCTTCGAGCAGCGAATTTGCGTCAACGTCTTGTACGTCACTCGATGCGAGCATCATCGTTTTAAGCTGGTCCAATATCTGCGCTCGTATCGCGCCGCTGTCTTTTATGTGCGTGATTTCCTTGCGCTCGGTAAATGCTGCAACCTCTGTTACTTGGCCGAGGACCTTAGCCGCCTGGATGCGTGTTGCTGGTTTGGTGTCGGGATCGATGAGTGCCTGGGTGAGTGAAGAAATAACCAGAGAGCGCAAAGCCTCTGCGGTATGCAACGCAGCCACCTGTTTAGCCTGTTCCAGCGCGACCATTTCCATTTGTATTCTGCTATCGGCCTTCAACCGGCTGGCATTGTTCCCGATGGTTTTCGGTGTTCCCTTGTTGCTGTATGCCTTGCGGTAACTATCAGCACCGGTCAACCCTTCCAGGACTATCCCCTCTGCGAACTTCTTTTGCTTTGCTGTGAGGCCGGTTCTACCTAGACGTAACGCAGAATCAATACCTTTACTCTGTATTGTTTCCCTTACCTGTTGTCTTATGGCTTTTCTACTCATGGCCTGATGTTCGCTGCGCTCACTTGCCCGCCCGCCGGACAATCACGCGCCCGAAGATACAGGAACAAATAAGGAATAGTCAACGCCTATCGAATCTCACCCACCAATTGCAATGCTATCGATACCAGCGAATCGATTAAAAAATACCATGAAGAAACCTATTGCATACCCCTTGACTTATGTATTGCATCGACTAATATGCCACTCATGCGCTGCGCCCTGTAGCGCCCTTCAGGAGATACGCCATGAAACGAACACATATCAAAGCATTTAACGAACTGAAGAAACTTGGTTGCCCTGTATTCGTTCACCACTCTGCGCCGGATTACTTCGATATCAGCGCAGAGGAAAGCAACAGTTACCAGTGGGCCGACTACTACTCAGGCGACTACAACGAAGGCTGGATTTTTGGCACTCACCCGACACTCGACGCTGTACTCCGCAAGCATGGCCTGTTAGCTGAATGGGTGAACCCTGCTCACCTGCGAGTGTACGAAGCCTGATAACTCGACCCGCCCGCTTCGGCGGGCTTTACTGGACCCCGACCATGCAGACCTACACCGCCGCCGAATTACTGAGCATTTCCCGAACCGCGCAAAAACTGCGCGATATCACCAGCGAACTTGCCGCCCGCGATTCAAAAGAATATCGGGATGCTTGCCAGCTTGAAGATATCGCCCACCGCTTACGCCAAGCCGCCGATGTTATGCAATACGACCCCGAAGGGGCTGAACTCATGATGATGAGCCTGATTCGCCCACTACAGACCGCCTGAAAGGAAACCCGACTATGAACGACTACCAAGCAAACGGATTCGCTAGCCGCCGCGATTATCTGGAATCACTCGCCGAGGAATACCCGCGCGATGCAGTTTTCGCGCTGGCATCAATACTCGGACCCAACGAGGACTTCGACGGGCTGATTACCAGCTTAGAAGATGAATTCGACTACTAACCCGACCCGCCCGCGCAAGCGGGCATTTTCTGGAGTTACTGCCATGCCGACCATTAAACAAACCATGACCACCGCGACGATTTTTCTAGCTGGCTTTTGCGCCGCTGCCTGGGCTTACGGCCAAGTGGACCACGCTTCCGGCCTGATCTGCACCGCGACCAGCTTTTTTATGGCTGCACTATCCCACGCACAACCCGACATTTGAGGCCGACCTATGCGAAACGACCCTTACTTCACCCGCGCCCGCTTTCCTTCACTTTGCGCCGAAACGGGCCGCAAGATTGAAAAAGGCGACGAAATAGCCTACTACCCGCGCGACCGCAAGGTTTACCACGCCGAGAGCAAGCAAGCCGCCGAACTGCGCGGACTGCAATTCAACGCCGCTTTCAATATGCCCGATGCTAACTGGTAAAGGACCCCGACCAATGCTCATCAACTACCACGCCAAAAACGACAAACAAGGTTGGCAGCTTGTTTGCAGCTTCCCGATTGACTCCGACCAATGGGGCGAAACCGACCGCAGCTTCATTGACGAGATGCTCAAGCAAGGCCAGCGCGTTATTACCTGCGGTTGGAATATGTGGGAAATCGCGCCCGACTTGGAACCGATCAAACCCTACCGCCCGATCAATCGGGGCCAGCAACCACTCGACCTAGATTAACCAGGAGATCAGACCCATGAAAACCACGCTATCCGTTTACGACTTCCGCGATGCCTTCCACCGCTGCGGCAGAGGAGATCAGTTTTCCTATGACGCGCTCGGCATTATTTACGATTGGCTAGAGGAAAATGACCCAGATTTTGAACTCGACGTTATCGGCCTATGTTGCGACCTTGCCGAGGATGAGCCACGCGGCATCGCCGAGGATTATTCCATCGACGTTAGCGGCATGGATGACCAGGAAACCGAACAAGAGGTTTTGAACTACTTGCACGATCAGACCACCGTTTTAGGACAAACGAAAGCCGGAACAATAATTTATGTTCAATTTTAAAAGGTTATTAAAATGAAAATTACCATTCGCGCCGACAAAAATTATGGGGTCCTGACCTACTACCCCGCTTGCCCCGCCGCTGAGATATTCGCCCGCATCGCCGGAACTAAGACGCTCACAACCCACGCGCTGCGAGATATTGCCGCACTTGGATACGAGATTGAGATCGAGCAAACCGCGCCAAAAACATTCCGCGCACTAGCCGCCTAACAGGAGATCAGACCCATGAATAAATTTTCAATCGCGCCGTGGAAATCGGCTATCGCTTTCGACCGCGCATACATCCGCAACATTAAAGACGCGCAAGGCGAAATCATCGCGCAAATTCCAGACTGGGAAGATGGACTAGAGGAAACCACCGCCAACGCCCGATTAATGGCCGCCGCGCCTGATTTGTTGGCCGCACTCCGCGACTTGCTCGACGAGGCCGATTTAAATGAGGTTGACGAGTACACCGCGCCCAAAGTAGAAGCCGCCCGAGCCGCTATCGCGCGCGCGACAGGCGATCAGACCATCCCCGCTTAATAGGAGATCAGACCGATGTTTACTTTTTACTACAACGGAATGTATATCAACGGCAGCTTTTCCCGCCCTGACTGTTATGTAACCGACGATACATTTCATTTTTTAGGCCGCAGATTCAGCAGCACACACGCCGCCAAGATAGCAATCACCCGCGCCCGCAAAGCCGGAATACCCGCCAGCCGATAGGAGATCAGACCGATGGAATTCAATTACATAACCAGCACAGGTGTTGCACTCGACGATTTTGGCAACGAAGTGCGCGACGAAAGTGGCGCAGTAGTTATCGTGCCAGAGGATGAACGAGCAAATTACGACATCGCATTTAGGTCAGACGGTAGCGAACAAAAGGCCGTGACGCTGCCCGATGGTGACTACAAAGCAGAGGACTATTGCAATGTATGGATAGACGTTCGCGGGTTTACCGTAAATCTGAAAACGACTGACGAGGGAATAGTCGTTGACGTTTTCAACGCCGAGCAACTACGGACAGAGCCGTATGCCGAGCCGGTAGCATCGACTTACGCATTCGATCATGAATTAGCCTGATAGGAGATCAGACGATATGAACATCACAGAAAAAGAACTGCGCGACATGGCCGCCTATATTGCCGACTATCTCGCCGAGGAAAACGTTGCCGAGGTTGATTCTTGGCTTATCTGCCGCGCGATGGATGCTTATCTCGGCGGCGCAGCCGAGCAGAACTAATAGGAGATCAGACGATGAAATATCAAGTGCTTTTTGATGGCGAAAATGTTTGGCAAATAGACGGACAGCCGCATTATTTCGACAGCTTTGAAGAAGCCGGAAAAGAACTAGACGAGCATTTCGCGGACATGGATGACGCTGGCATGGACTATGAACCAGCGGATTACAGAATTGAAATCGTGAACTAACAGGAGATCAGACGATGACCAACTATCAGAAAGCCATTGAAACGTACGAGCGCGGCGGCCAATACGCCGTTTACACCGCCGTTCTATCAGGCGAATTGATGGCCGATTGCTGGAGTCAATGCCGCCCTTGTGAGGATGAAACGCCGCACGAAGATGGCACTTGCTTAGTGTGCGGAACCAACAACTAACAGGAGATCAGACGATGAATCAGCTTATCGAAAATTATGCAAACCATCTCGTTGACAGCATGGACATGAGTTCGCTTTGCCAATTTGCCTACGAGCAAATTTGCGAGAACCTAGAACAAATGGATGAAAACGAACTGATGGACAGCATACAAGAGTGCGCCCCGCACCTGTTAGATGACGCCAAACAATAGGAGATCAGACCCATGATTCTTGACGCATACGTTATTGAAAATGAAACAGACCCTAGTTTGCTTTGGTGCAACGCATGGGGTTGGACAGATGGAGATGACTTCGACGTTTTCAGTTATGACGAAAAAGAGGAATTCACTTTACCGATAGAGGGTAAGTGGATGCAGCTAGTTGTTACCGCTTAACAGGAGATCAGACGATGAACACCTACAACGTCACAATCAAAGCAGAAGTTTATAAAACCATAACAGTCGATGCAGACAATGAAGATGCAGCCTACATCGCCGCGCATGAACTGTTTACGGTCGCGCCCGATTTTGTGTGGCCTGAGAGTTACAACGAAGAAACCATCGGGATTGAACTGATAGAAGATCAGACGGTGCTATCCTGCGCCCATGACTAGCAAAAAGATGTTCACCCTGTACCTGATCGAGAACGACGAGGGTCAGGTCAGGGTGATAACCGACTACTCTGGAGAAGGCGACCGCTGCCTTGCCCTGGGTGTTGAAATCATGCAGTCGCTTGCCATCATCCAGCCCCATACAGGCGGCGGCCTATCCTTCGTAATGCCGAGCCAGACCGATGTTGAGCATTGACTGGGTCAGGCTTTGGCTAAAATCGAACAATCCAACCCGACGATGGTAGTCGTTAGCATCCTCGCCTACACGATCAGACATCCAAACCGGCCAGCCTATTTCCTCTGCCGCCCGCTGCCCTGTGCCGGACTCGTCGTTATCTGCAATGACCAACCCCTGCTCTAGCCCCTCTGCTACGCGCACCATGTTGCCAGCCGAGAAGCAAACATGAAGTGTGTACCTGCGCTTCAACTGCTTCATTGCCGCACGAACGGACAGCGCAGTAGCGTACCCCTCGCACACAATGTTTACGCCCTTGTTATCGAAGGTAAAGGTCGCGCCGCTTGTGCGCTGGCCGTACAAAAACTTCTTCGTGCCATCCTCCCATATCTGCTGGACCCCGACCAGGCTCTTGCCGCATCTCATGGGTATGAGAAGGACAGGCTTGTTCTCGATCCGAAGAACGCTACCCTGCTCATCAGGAAACCCCTTGCTTGCAAGGTATTCGTGGGTGCTGTACCCGCTATCGTTCAGCATACGCACCGCTTTGCCGACAGCCTCGGTCGCCAGCTTCTTACGCTGCTGATCTGCCTGCGCCTGACTGATGACGATGGATCGTATATCCAAGTTCAGACGGTCGCTTGAGTCAGGCTTCCACAAACTGGTGACGGTAGATAGTGCATGGTTCTGCACGAACCCATGCGTACCCATGTATTTGCACGCGCCGTTGCGCTTGCGCGGGTGATCCTCTGTTGGATACCGCTTCCACACGCCGATCTCTGGCAGCTCGTTAATGATGATGCCGTGTGATCTGGCAAATTGAATAAAGTCCATCAACCCCTCCCGATTGATTTCATAAACTGCTTTAACTTCTTGTCGATGAACCGCTTGGTTTCTGCCGTGACCATCGCCGGTTCGTTGTCGATCAGACCTCTCGGCCAGACCCCAAACTTGTCGCGGTATGTATGACTAGCCCGACCCTTCGACCAGCCCTGATAGCGCATCAGCCAGACCATCTGGTTCCAGAAGTCCTGCTTACTTTCGCGCGGCATCCCGTTAGACAGCTCGACCATCTTGCCATCCACTTCAGTCACCAGGTTCTTGCGCTCACGAACGTGGCCGCAGTTGTAGCAGGTGTCACTACCAGACGGCCAGAGCGCAGCACAGACGGGGCATTTGCTTTCTTTCTTCTGTCGTTCAGACGGTTCTTTCTTCGCCTTCTCTTTGCCATCTTCTAGCTTGCTGACACCATCCTCGAACAGCTCATCCCAATCCTGCCGGAACCGGAGATAGTTGCCGCTGTGATCCAACCAAACGGCAAACGGCTTGGCCTCTGGATTGTGTACGTTGGCACGCATCACCCTGCCCATCTGCTGCACATGAGAGGAGAACGACTTCGAGAATGGCCGAGCAGATACGCCGATCTGCACATACTCGTTGTCGAATCCCTTCGTTAAGATGTCGCACGCTATCAAGCCGATGATCTTACTGTCGGGCTTGGCAAAGTCTTCGATGACCTCGCGCTTCCAGTCCTCGTCATCTTTGTAGGACAGACTGACAAAGTTGTAGCCGAGTGCTTGAAACTTGGCCGCAAGATCAGCACCATGCGCGACACCTGCTGCGAACACCACCGTCTTGCGCGGCTCACCAAATATCTCGCGGGTTTTCTTTGCCCACTCGGTGACAACGTCGCCGGTAATCTTCATGCCGCGCTCGGTCGCATCAGCCTGGCTCCACTCACCCGCAACTTTCTTCGCCCCTTCCATATCAATTTCTCTGGCGATGAACACACGAAGCGGAACCAGACTACCCTGCTCGACTAGCTCTTTGGTGGTGATGGGTGATACGACATTCGAGTACGTGTTGCCAAGCCCTTTGGTAAACGGACTAGCAGACAACCCGACGACCTTGATGTGCGGATTGTTCTTGATGAACTCGATGGTCTGCTTGCGTTGCGCGTGGCATTCATCCACGACCAACAGATCCAAGCCAGGAAACGAACCGCGCTTCTCCAGCGTTTGAGCAGAGCAGACTTGGATGTTTTCATAGGGCTTATACCGCCAGTGACCGGCTTGCAGTACACCGTGGTCAACGCTGTACTTGTCCAATCGTCTGCTGGTCTGATCGCATAGCACGATACGATCAAGGATCATCGCGGCTTTGCTGCCCTTCTTCTTTGCCGCTTCCAACATGGCGATGGCAATCTCTGTCTTGCCACCGCCCGTGCCTAGATATAACAACTGACTTCTGTGTCCCCTTGCAAAACCTTCACGCAACTTCTGTATAGCTTGCTCTTGATAGTCCCGTAATTGCAGCGACATTGATTCCTCCTTCCGGCACACAAGCCCGCCGGTGTGGGCGTAGTTTTATCCTTCTAGTTTCTTGAGTTTCTTCAGAAGGGATGCGACCTGCTTTTTTAACTCACCGTTCTCACGCTGGTACATATCTCGACTGACGGTGATCTCTTTTAATTCTATCTCTAATGCACGAATCTGTGCGCGTAAATCTTTGATGATCGACTGTGCTTTTTCTTTCTGAATGTCATCGATGCTTGCTGCTTGCACAACTGTTAGTTGATCTTGCAACTCTTCGTTCTCTGTCTTGAGCTGACTGACGAGCGCAGCCATCTGCTCGCGCTGCACCTCTGCTTCGTCGAACTCGACCGCCGGTTCTTTCTGTGTCTTCTCTGGGTCCTTGCGCGTCACCACCTTGCCCATACGATTAAAGGTGGTCGTCGATTTCGCTTTGCCGAGTTCCTTACGCACCGCCGAAACAAACGTGTGGCTGAACCCACACTTCACTGCTATGTCACGATCAGACCAATCCTGCCACTCCAGATCAGAAAGCATGGCGGTAACGATCTTGCGCTTGGTCGCCGCCGATCTTTGCAGACCGTGCGCCTTGTTCGCGCCGAACGAAAACAGAATCGCATCGCGCAGCGTACCCTCGTGCAGGTTGCACTTAAACCCAGGACTACCTGCCCGCTTGGCTGCGAAGTAACGGTGGAACCCGTCTGCTAGCCAGTAGCTAACACCGTCATGAAACACTTCGAGTGGTGGGAACTGTGCGCCTGCAAGCATGGCGTCTGCATAGTCGGCAACCACGTTCTCATCAATCTTGTCGCGGCTTTGTGTGCCGCCGTTGATGACAATCTTTTCTAAATTAATGTTCACTCTTCATCTCCCCAAAATAAAGCAACAAATGCAACCAATGCAATTACCAGCATGAGCCCCATACCAATCAACGCGCCGCCAATCAGCGGAATGTGCATCGCAAGTTCGTAACTCATATGAGCAGATACCTATAAGTAGGGTTAGTCAGACTGTAGTTGTCATCATCTTCTCTGCTCCACTGTGCAGCGTTGACCAGGTTTGCAGACGGACAGCTGAAGTTATGCTTGGCTTCGACCATTGCCAAATAGTTATGCATGATTGAAATAGAGGTTTGAATCACTTGCGGATGGTGGTGATATCCGTTCTCTAACTGATTGGCTCGGTTGATGATTTGAAAGTCAAGCCCTTGCACAATGCTTGCCAGATGCGGATCGTCGGACAATAGCACACGCCTGCGGCATAGCCGCCTTAACCAATCCAACTCTTTCCTGTAGGTGTGCATCGGTGGCAGGATGGTTTCCGTCTTTAGCTTGTCACCGCCCCGAACAAAAATGGTCCCAACGTCAGACTCGGTCGGCGATCCTGCGTAATCAGAGATGGCAAAGTACACCTCGTTGTACCAACCCTTCTTGCGCCGCATCATCTCTTGCGCCTGATTAAGATCAGCGTCGAAGAACCGCTGCCGCATGTGTTGGAACCGCATGATCGGCAGACCGCCGTTGCAGAATTCAAATACATCTTCGAAGATGGATTCGAACGGCTCGTCATACGTCCACCAGTTCCCACTTAAATCCACCTTTAGGTTGTACCCATCCTGCTCGGCGATGATGTGCGCGGCAACGATGTTCTCGATAACGGAAAAGAAGCCAGAGTTCGGTGGCTGGTAGCTGATGTAGCCATGGATAGCACCCGCACCAGGTGCGACGATGTCGTCGGCAAACCCTTGCAGGGTGTACCAATCGTCCTCTTCCACATGCCACAGCCGGTTAGCTCGCTCGAACCCCATGCAGCCAGCTATTTCCTGCGCGTACCAGAAATTCTTTGGCAGCTCTTCCGGCAACATATCGTCGATGTCATCCCAATCGACCGCGCCCCAAAAGGCAAACCGCGCTGCGATAGCACCGAGCCGAGGATGCCTGCCATGTTTCGCACCCATTTTGATTAACGTTTCCGTGGGCATGGCTAGCCGTGTGCGGAATGCGTCATCAGTCATCTCGCTGATGAGCGCAAGGATGTCCTCGCGCAGATCTGCTGGGTCGTCGGGCGATCGATAACGATTAAATTGGATCATGGGTTTCGCCCTCTGCCGGATAGCGATAGATTTCAACGTCTTTGGTATTGCGGTTGATGGTCGTGGTGTAGGTTCCCTTACCCCAGCGCACCGTTGCCCACGCGCAGATGTTGGAACGAACAATGTCCGGCGGAAAGTCGCCGCATTTGATGGATGTGATGTCGCCCCGCGCTAGGTCTTGAATCTGCGGAACCACAAAGTCACGCATCTCCCCATACTTCAAGCCGATAGGGCTGCCGCGCTTCTTCGGTTTCACCGGTTTTTTTGCTACCACCAGCGTGCCGTACTCGTCGCTGCCGCAGATGATCTTGAACTCCAGCAGACCGCGCTTTTGCAGTTGATCCAGGTTAGATACCGCCTGCTTCAACATCTTTTCAAAAATAGCCTCCATGTCTATTCCTTTCCTTGATTAAGTATTCGGTACGCAATCTCTTCTGATGCGTACTCCCAGTCCTTACATTGATGACAGATCATGGCCGCACGCTCACGCTCACGCTCCACGATCAGCCCGGCAAACTGCAACAAGCAAGCAAGGTCTCCGTCCATCCCTTCGTCCGTGTGGAGAAACTGCTTGCCATCCCACTCATGCTTGACCCACGGCAGGATCCCCGCACTCACCGCTAACTCCAGCACCTCTTCTCTCTTCATAGGCCACCTCCTAGATGTAGAGTAATACAGCACATGATTCTTGTCAACACCCGTGTATTGCAAGTTCCGTGTTTAGGTTCCCCATGGGTGATAGCCCCCTCCTTGCGGAGCACACTCGGGGTATCTGCCCTGCCCAGCTACTGATCTTGTCAGCAGCCTAGCTGTCCCAGAAGGCAACGATTATCTCGATGGAAGGTATGTCTCACCACTGGCCCTTCCCTCTTGTGCTATCCCTCGTTGAAGGTAGCGTGGCTCGCAGGCGGGTCAGACCTCGGCCAGTGTTTTCTCTTCGGCAGCCCATGCAAGCTCTCTGCTTTCGTGGAAGGTACGGTCAGAGGTTGACCGCTTAATGGTGGTGGTGGGTACCGATCTCCCACTGACTGGCTCCGGCGTCACCCCGCCTGCACCACCATTAAACAGTCAACGCCAAAAGAAAAACCCCAGACAACTTAGGTGGGGCATGGCCCGTTGGCATGGGCAACCCAGTCATATCCCGCGAAGGACTTTTCCCTGTTTAAAGGGAAGATAAGACTGAACTACACATGCCCCACCTAAACTGACTGGGGTTGTTTCGTCCTTCGCGCTATGACAGAGTGCCAACTCTGACGCGCAGATAATAGGACAAGTCTAGAAGTTATGCAAGCGGACTGTATGAGACTTTATTGGACAACATGAGATGGGGTGACTACTCGCTGCACTGGCGCTTTCTCTCATCCGGTGGTGGTTCCGGGAACTCACCAGCATCCGCTTTCGTCACCCGCAATTATACAGGAACGATCTATTGTATGGGAAAAAAGACCCCGGCAAGGGGAAGAGCCGGGGCTGGGAAAAAGCAGCGTCTCTCTCGCTGCTGGTCGCCAGGCATTCGGCAGAAGAGGAGGTTCACACGTGAAGGAGAGTGAAGTATCTGCCGAGCACCCAGCCCAACGATACCCGATGCACCCGCTCTTGTAAACGTTGACATATACAAACAATTGCAACACATGGTTCTTGTTTTATTTCGACTGTTGACGTATACTAGATCTAGTAGTACAGTCGCCACTATATCTAGGGGAGCAATATGAAACTCACCAACAAGCACGGTCTGCCTGACACATTCATCAACGTTATCCAACGGCCTACTTATAGCCGTGGCAACAGCGAGATATCTGTTACGGAGATCCTATCACCGCCGCAGCTAGTACTCCTGCGCCGCCGTCATGCCGATGATATCGAAGTCGATGCGGCAGATCAGGTCTGGAGTCTGTTCGGGTCAGCAGTCCACAACATCCTACAACACGGCAAGGATGAGCATCACGTTGTCGAGGAACGCCTGTTCACCACGTTCGAAGGCTGGAGTATCAGCGGCGCTATTGACCTGCAAACCTTTCAGCCAGATGGGTCGGTCATCATCTCTGACTACAAGGTGACATCTGCCTGGGCAGTCCAGCAGCAGAAGACCGAGTGGATAGATCAGTTGAACCTGTACGCATGGCTGATCGAACGGACAAAGGCGCTGCCGGTTACTGGCCTACAGATCATCGGCATCGTCCGCGACTGGAGCCGCAGAGAAGCAGCCATCAAAGACACCTACCCGCAGGCACCGATTGTCACCATCGACATCCCGCTCTGGGACGCGGAGACACGCGAGCAGTTCGTGAAGGGTCGTCTGACCCTGCACAACGAAGCTAACTTCTCGGCAGTCAGTGGTGAGATGCCGCAGTGTACGCCCGATGAAATGTGGGAAAAGCCCACCACCTACGCTGTAATGAAGGAAGGTGGCAAGAGAGCGAAACGGGTATTTGAATCACTTGACCAAGCCGAAGCGTTCCGGGCTGAACAAACGGGAGCGCACCACATTGAAACGAGAGAAGGCGGCAGGACTCGATGCGAATCTTTCTGTCAGGTCGCTCCATTTTGTCAGCAGTACAAATCCTACAAGGAGGCAGTATGAAATACCTCATCGCTATCTGGGCGCTGACCACAGCAGGCATGGTCTGGGCAAGCTGCACATCCCACACTTTTTGTGACAGCCGTGGTCGCTGCTCGTTCTGCACCACATGCTGCTACGGCGGCAACTGTACAACCACTTGCAGCTAATCAGGAGAAGAAATGAAAAACATCGCCACGGCACTGGTAAAGGCGCAGCGGGAGTTTGGCCCTGCGCTGAAGACCAGCACCAACCCACACTTCCGCAGCAAGTATGCGGATCTCTCGGCTTGCATTGAAGCGGTCATCGATGCGCTCAACAACAACGGCATCTACTTGATGCAGCTCACGGAAGAACACGAAGCTGGTGTGAAGGTAAGCACTACGTTCATCCATGAGTCAGGTGAACAACTGTCAGGCGGGTCACTGTTCATGCCTGCTAGCAAGCACGATGCACAGGGCTTTGCTAGCGCACTTTCTTATGCCCGCAGATACAGCCTGATGGCTGCCTGCTCTATCGCCCCGGAGGATGACGATGGCAATTCCGCAACGGCTTCAGCGCCACCTAAAGCGGTACCTAAACCGCCGCCTGCGCCTACGCCTACGCCTGCGCCTACGCCTGCGGTGCCAAAGAAAATATCGGGCAAGGATAGCGAGTGGCAACTTAGCGTATCGGCGCAACCAGACACGAAGTTTGAAGACTGGCTCGCTGTCGTGGTCGAGGCTACAGTTACAGCGCTTGACACGGCAGAGTCCAAAGATGCGGTGATGAACATCTGGCGCACCAACGCAAACATCTTCAAGCAGATCGAACAACAGGACGAAGCGGCATACAAGGAACTAGTCGCCACGTTCTCAACTTACAAGGAGGCATTCGGCGATGGCAAATAAATTCCCCAACAGCGGGCGGCTGAACTACAGCCAGCGCAAGGTACACCCCAAGTCACCTGACCTGTACGGTGACATCACGTTCGACCGTGCGTTCCTACGCAGCGCGATGGAAGAAGCAGATGGCGACGAGATCACCATCCGGCTGGACGCATGGCAGAACGATGGTCAGTACGGCACGTTCTTCCAGTTGAAGGTGAACACATGGAAGAAGACAGAGCCTGGACTAGCGCAGGCACCGAAGCCGCCAGCACCACCGGCTCCTGCTGACGACAGTGATATTCCTTTCTGAGGTAGCCATGGATCATCTGATTGATTACCTCCGTCGGGAGTACAAGATCCGTACCGACGCTGAGTTGGCAAAGATGCTGGGGACCAAGCCACCAGCCATATCGAAACTGCGGCATGGTGTTTCTACGTTGACCCCAGCCCTCATCCTAAAGATCCATGAGGCATTCGACATGCCGGTCAAGGAGATCAAGCGGATTGCACATGGCAAGTAAGTCGCCCACGCAGCGCAGCCTTGAGTACCTGCGAGAGCAAGGTTATTTCTGCGCGGTAGTGGAGAAGTGGAATAGTTTTACCAAGCAGAGGCAAGACTTGTGGGGCTGGTGCGACATCTTAGCTATTCGTGAGAACGAAGTGTTAGCAGTTCAAGTGACCAGCACGGGTGTCGCCGAGCGCATCAAGAAGATTGAGGACTCACCCACGGTTGCGTTTGTTCGCAGCGCCGATATCCGAATCGAAGTACACGGATGGCGCAAGAACAGCAAAGGCCGGTACGTATTGAGAGTGGAGGATATATCGTGACAGACAAAGAGTTAATGCAGATGGCGCTGGATGCGTTGGAGAAACACGTTTTGGAATACGAAACAGCAGAAGCCCTACGCGCCCGACTAGCGCAGCCAGAACGCGCATGGCAAGGGCTGACGGAAGAGGATGTCAAGTCCGTGTGGTCGCGGCTTCATTATGAATTGAGCGGCAACAAATTTGATGATGAGCCGTTGCTCGGTTCTACTGTTTTGTTTGCCCGCGCAATTGAGGAAAAGTTAAGGGATAAGAATGGAGACTAGCCACCCACAGTTTGAATCAGTAAAGGTTGGGATCAAGCAGGATAACTCCGGCTACATCCTCACCCTGCGCATTCACCCGGACGATCTGGATGAGCGGATCATGCGGGACTTCGTCGGCGCACGATACATGACCGTCATGGTCAGGCTAAACGAGGAGGAGCGCCCGATGAACCGCGAGGCCGAGCTTGCCAAGGACATGGTGCGTGTGTCCGGGATGCTCTGCCGTGATCCAGACTTCTGGACATTCTTGCAGGAGTCCGGGCAGATCATTGAGAAATCAGATAAGGAAGCAACGATATGGTTAAAGACATACCTGAAGGTGGAAAGCCGCGCCGACATTGGAAAAAGTCAGCAGGCGGTGGAGAAGATGCTGGGAATAAAGCAGGAGTTCAACGCATGGAAAAATCGCGGCTGATCCCGTACTCGGTCTACCTCGATGCCGACATCCACGAAGCGCTGAAGGAGCGGGCGCGGAACCGTGGTGCTAGCAAGATGGTGCGCGACGCCATCACGATGATCTTGGAAGGCAGCGATCAGTTCTCATCTGGCTACAAGCAAGGGGTGCGGGACGCGATGGACATCATCCACAAAGATGCGCTGGCTGCCACGGTGTCTGTTAATGACAAGAAGATTGGCGACCACCTGATCGACCAGATCGAAGGACTGCTGAATGATTGACGGCAAGCCAACCATCATGATCGGCACCCCTGCCTACGGCGGTGCCATGTTCATGGAGTACGTGGATAGTCTGGTGCGCAACATCGGCTTCCTCGAAAGCCAAGGCATCAAGACCCGCTGGCAGTTCATGAACAAAGAGGCACTGATTACTCGCGCCCGCAACGAGATCGCCCGCTACTTCCTCGATGAAACACAGGATGACTATCTTATGTTCATCGACGCGGACATCTGGTTCCCGACCGACGGCATCTACAAGTTGCTACAGCACGAGAAGGAAATGGTGTGCGGGATCTATCCCAAGAAGTTCATGTTCTGGAACCGCATCCGTGACGCCGCGCTGCGGGGCGAGAAGGATATTGAGAAGTTCGGCTGCTCGTATGTACTGAATGCCGTGGACGACCGGGGTGATCCCGACGCTGTGCCGCTTGGACCTGACGGACTGGTGGAAGTCCTGCACGGTGGCACCGGCTTCATGATGATCCACCGAAACGTGTTCAAACAACTGCGATTCAAAGTGCCAACGTACCGCACCAGCCTGATCCAGGATAACGGCCAGTTCTTGGCACCGCTGACCCGCGAGTTCTTCGGCACCAGCATTACCGAGCTTGGCCTGCTGTTGTCAGAGGATTACCACTTCTGCGAGCTGTGGAAAAAAGAGGGCGGTAGAATTTACGCTGATCCCACAATTGAGTTACGTCACGTAGGCCAACATGTCTATGCGGGTGATCTCATGCGGGCAGGTAGAAACAACACATAGGAGATTGGAATGCTAAGAGATGGACAGTTCATCAAAGAGCCGCCACCAAAGATCGGCAGCCACTACGTACCCAAGTACTACCAGACCGTTATCGAAGGCCAGCCGATAGAAGGCGAGAGCCGGTGGGAAGCGTTCTACCGCAAGAACATTTCGCCGTTCGATGTCGGCGCGATCATGATCCTAATGTACGTGGTCTTGGCGGTGGTAGTTGCTGTCTTGCGTGAGTTGTTTCACCTGCTGTTTGGATGACCCGCAAACTATTCGAGATGGCTAACCGAGCGGCGGAAGATGAGGGACTGGTCTACGCCCCGGACTCTGCGGCGATGTCTTGGATGCGCAAGTTCTCCAAGATGATCGCCGTGGCAGAGCGCGAGCGGTGCGCCCGGCTATGTGAGGAAGCAGGGCAGCACGACATGGCAGCAGTTATTAGAAGGGGAGAGGAATGAACAGAGATGACATTATCCGCATGGCGCGGGAAGCCTGTGGTGAACCTGCATGGTCTGGCGGCGTTGAGTGGACTTGGGATGAGGTTCAATGCTTTGCCGCCCTAGTCGCAGCAGCGGAGCGCGAGGCGTGTGCGAAGGTGTGTGATGAGCTAGTGCTGGAGCACCCCGGCAGAGCAGACTTAACAGCAAAGCAATGCGCGTTCGCTATCCGCGAGAGAGGTGCGCCATGACCACATACACGATTGAAGTAACCCACGACAAAGAAGGTGTAACCGTGGTGATTAAAGACCTTGACCCTAACACGATGGAAGAAGATCGTGCGGCGATTGAGTATGCGTTAGAAGAAGCATTACGTATAACCAAAGAACACAGCCCGATGAGGTTCCAATGACCGTCACAAATAAACGGCTGGTTGAAATACTGACCACGGCAATGGAGAAACCTGAGATAGCAAACGCCCTGATACAGCGCGTGATAAATACATTGAATCAGCAGGGGCAGGAAACAATAGCCAAATGGATAAAAACAAACACCGAACACAGAGAGTGGTACATCTGCCCCAAGTGCAGTCACCAAACGCCGCGATTCAAAGACGAATGGCAAGGGCTGACGGAGAATGAAATCAAACACCTTTGGTACGAAGCGTGTCAGACAAATCTTGAATTAACTTCACAACTTATTGTGCATTTGGCTAGAAACATCGAAGCCAAGCTGAAGGAGAGGAACACGTGAGCAACTTTATTGCTGGCGTTCTTTGTTGTCTGTTTGCGCCACTTGCATGGATGTGCCGTATGTGTAAACACCCCTTTAGGTCAGAGTGGGACGAGCGAAGCGACGGTTTATATGACCATTGCAAAGTGTGCGGAACCTTAATTAAACAGGAGAACACATGACTAAAGAAGAAGCATGGCTCCTGTGGATGAAAGAATCCAAGCACTACGTTGAGTACGACTGGGACATGATCAAGAAGTCCTCGCACTGGGAAGCGTTTTCCCATGGTTGGGATGCGGCATCTGTCAACGTTAACGGATGGGACGATGCCTACAAGATGGGCATGGAGGCAGGAAAAGAAATGGAGAGGAACCATGCAATATAAAAAGGAACTCATACGCGAGCTGCGCGATGTAGCAATCCTGTTCCACGCGAGTCAGGAGCTACCGTACAAGTTGTTGGCAGTGCTTGATAAACACCTGCCCCACATCGGCGACGTGTGCTGTGAGCGGGGTTGCATTGAGTATCAGGAGAAGAACCCTTGAAGGTCGCCGTCCATAACCACTACGAGTTCATTACCCGCGACGGGTTCCTGTTCAAGAACGAGAACAGCAACGTCGGGCACAACCTGCTGCGCCCGTGGGTAGAGCTGTACAAACTGTGCCAGTCCACCGGCATAGAGATGTACACGCTTGACCAAGTTGACCCAACAGAGCTGGACTTCGTTATCTACATGGATCGCCCGCAGGTAGAGCCAGAGATCGGCAACGCAAAGAAGGCACTGATCCTGTACGAGCCAGAGCTTGTCCTGCCGCAGAACTGGGATGCTGCCTATCACGATCAGTTCATGAAGGTGCTGACATGGGATGACAAGCTGGTCGGGCGCGGCAACTATGAGAAGCACAACTTCACCGTGGACTGGAACAGCCGTACGCAACCCATCATCGACTGGAACAAACGCAAGCTGCTGTGCATGATCCAGACGGCCAAAAA